ATAAACATAAAGATGGAGAAGGAAACGCCAACATAACTTTAGGTAAAAGACCATATTCTCTTTTTAATAAATATTCATTAGTTAATTTTAGAGGTACTCCATTATTTGGAGAAGGAGGTAAGGGTGATTCAAATAAAAGTAAGTTTTTTAACAAAATAGATCCAAGAACTTTAATTAACCCGACCGCTTCCAGAATTATAGAAATAACGGATGCTGGCGGTAGTAATGGATATAAATATCAATATTCAGATTTTGCCATGGCGAAATACTTTGGTAGAATTCCAAACAATATGATGATAACTCTACGAAGATTCACAGGCCCTGCGCCTGATGATATCATTAGTCCTTTAGGATTAACAGGAGCAAACTCACAAGAGCCTGATATCGCAAGAGCAGTTACATGGTTAAGCGAAACAACTGGAAATACTATGGCGGAAATCATGAAATTTTCACATGGGTTTAATTGGAAAGAAGCAGAAGCAGAGGTTCAAACAGTACAGTCACAGAACAATGCAAGTTCAGGTAAAGTCGGTGCTATAATTAACAATAACAAAGTACTTAAAGCTGCAAGTAATGCGGCGTCAGGTAGAACACAGGCACAACAAGAAAGATTAGATAATGGCGGTGCAGGTTATGATTCATTTAGCAATACATATCCTAATCACGTATTTGGTCCGCTTAATGTTATTAAGAAAACATTAGTTAGAGAACAAGGTTTAAAGTTTGATCAGGAATTTAAACTAAAATTTGAATATGAACTTAGAGATTTAGGAGGAGCAAATCCAAAAATATTAATGTTAGATCAATTGGCCAACATGTTAGCTTTAACATATAATAACGCACCTTTCTGGGGTGGAGATGTTAGGTATATTGGAGATGGATCTGTTGCAAGACCATTAGGTAATGTCGATTTATTAAAAAATGGAGATTATGGAGGATTTATGAAATCTGTAGTTTCAGATTTTACAGGTAACAATACTGGATCTACTATGGATGATATAACAAAATCTATAAAAGATTTTGGAATGAAAGGGGTTGGTGATACTCTTAACAATTTACTATCGGGTAGTATGATGAAAATGTTTAACTCTCCACAAGGTGGTCAAGCAGTTGCTGCTCTATTATCTGGTGATCCTACTGGACAGTGGCACGTTACCATTGGTAACCCACTAAACCCGATTGTAGTTATTGGTAATTTAGCATGTACAGATACTTCAATTAATTTTGAAGGACCTATGGGATTACAAGATTTTCCAGAGAGAATGGTTGTTGAAATCACATTAAAACCAGCAAGACCAAGAGATAAAGCAGAAATTGAAAGTATGTTTAACACAGGTAGAGGTAGATTCTATATACAACCTGCGGATGAGATTGATATTAACGCAACAGTTGATGTTAATGCGTATGGTAAAACTCAAAAATCACCAAAGGATAAAGAATTAAGAAAACATTCAAACGGATAATATGAACTTAAAATCTATAAATAATAAAAAAATAAAGGATGGTAAGTTAAGAATAACCGAACCAACTATATTGTTTCCTAAAAATGCTGAAATCAGGGCAGTTCATGAAGTTTCAGCAGATGAGACATGCCGAATTGATATGATATCAATCAAGTATTACGGGCTTGCAGATTACTCTGATCTTATTTTAAAATTTAATAATATATCTAATCCTTTTTCAATAACTGAAGGCGATGTTTTAAATATACCAGATAAAGACGCAATACTAAAAGCCTGGAAAACAATTAAAGGAATAGGAAGCCAAAAAGATAAATCAATAAGGGATCAGTTTGTTGACTCTAAGAGATTAACAGTTAAGGACGCTAAGAGAGCAGAGTATCTAAAGAAAAAAGCTGCGCAAAAGCAAAATGGATCAAAACAAATAGTTCCGCCAAATATACTAAAAGACGGAGACAAGAATATCGACATTAACGGAGACGTGATAATATTATAGAATGGCATTAGAAGGTAAAATTTTAACAAGGTTAGAACCAACAATAAAACTAGATGAACATAATTTTGACTCGTTTGGCGAGCAAGAGGGTGATAATCCAGGTGATGCGAACATAACTAGAGATCTTGGGGTTGAATTTCCATTAATTATTATTAATGGGTATCAATTCAATCGAGCAGATATAAAGTCTTTTGAGATTTCATTAGACGAATTTGTTCCAACAATAGAACTTACTGTAATTGACAATGATGCTAGATTTAATGTAGACTCTTTTCCAAGAGACGGAGATGTAATAACAGTAAGACTATCAGCAAGACCGAAAGACGATTACAAAGATATTAGAATAGATTTTGACATTACAAACGTAGAATCTCCACCTGTTAGTGTAATATCTAGAGGGTCAGGTGGTGCTAAGTATTCATTTGCCGGCGAGATGAAAATTCCAGGGATAAATGCAGAGCAGTGTAAATCTTACGGTAAAGGAACAACAATAGATCACTTAGAAAAAATAGCTACTGATTTAAAAATAGGATTTGCCTCTAACGTTGATACAACTGACGATGAAATGAATTGTGTAACAACATACGAGCCTATTATAGATACTATTACAAATCTAGTAAAACACTCATATGTTAATGATGATTCTTTTCAAACATACTGTATCGATCCTTTTTATTATCTGACATATGTCGACTTAAATATAATGATAAATGCAGAGGATGATTTTGAAGATGCTGTTGCAGCAATGAACGATGATATGAACGATACCAAAGGACCGGACGCTAGCAATACAACGAATGAGATGGCAAGCACTTTAATACTTAGCACAAAGTCAGAACTTGAAGGATCTAATTTACATATTGATAAATATTCTCTTAAAAATAATGCAGGTACTATTGCAAAAAGAAATGGCTACAAAAGAGTATTGCAATACTTTGAAAACGACTCTGATGAAGGATTAGTAAACTTCGATATTGAACCTTTATCTTCAAATGAAATGAAGGACATTGCCGAGCCCATGAAAGGACGTAGGGATGAGGAGAGATACAAACAAGAAATAAAGTATAAATATGTAGGTAGAAGGAACAGTGACCCTGAGACTTCGAATACGCACTTAAATTACAACTTTGCAGGTATACATAATCAGCAAAATCTACAGGAACTAGATAAAATGACTCTTGAGATTGAGCTATCTACATGGAATCCTGCATTATATAGATATCAAAAAATACCTGTTGTTATTTTTCACGAAACAGACTCGCAGGTTTTAGTTGATACACAGGTAAAAACCACAAAAGAAGAACTTGGTTTTGAAGCACAACCAGAATCTGATCCTGATTTACCAACTAACGGATCTGCACAAGCAGTAGATGAATTCTTAAGCGGATTTTATATTATAGGATCTATTAGATACACATACAAGGGAGGGGCTATCAGACAGCACTTAACTCTTTTAAGAAGAGAATGGCCAAGTAGATTAAATAATTTACAAGGTTAATAGCTACAAACTAATAAGAATATATACTATATGTCAGATTTCAAGAAAATATCAGATTTTAGAAAAGGTAAAAGAGCAAGTCAACAATACCAAGATCCAACTTATATGTCGTTTCTTATGTTGTTTGATTTTGCAGATGCTGCCAATTCGCCTCTATTAGCAGACCCTGCTGAGGATTATTTAAAGAGACTATCATCTGAAGGAGAAACGTCGGAGTATTATAAAGAAAAATTAGAAGCACTTCAAAACTTTAAAAAAGCTTTAAAACTTATTAATAATGAAATGCCTTGGTTTTGGCAAAGTTTATCTGGTTTAGAAAAAATACAACAGTATAATCCGTTAAACCCGTATTTTGGAGGAGATGATGCTGTAATAACTATAGGAACTTTAGAGTCTATTAACCTGACAATATCTGGTTTAATGCACTTATATAGAAAAGCTGTTTTCGATGAAAGAAAATGGACGTGGGTTTTACCAACCAATTTAAGAAAATTCAGAATGTATATTTACGTTACTGAAGTTAGGGCTATTAAAAACATGTCTAAACCTACTTTAAGTGGAGTTGATCTAGGAGGATTTCCAGATAATTTTAAACCGAAAATAGGTATAGATAATGCAAATTCCGGAATTTCAGGAACTAGTGGAAAACCTTATTTTATGTTTGCTCTTAAATTTTGTGAATTTGATTTAAAATCTGGAACAACTATATTTGCAGATTTACAAAAAGCAACGCCAGAGGTAGCAACCGGAGAAATATCAATAACCTATGAAGCATTATATGATATGGAAGCTAGGGTATTAAATGGTATTGTAGAATCTGTTTACAACACTGATGATTTATCGCCATCGCCAGATTCGGAGAATAAAGAACTTAATAGTGTAGGGGATTGGCTAAAAGATCAAGCTGTTCAAAAAGCAACAGCATTTGCTGATCGAGCAGTTGGAGATTTAAAAAACACAGCTATCCAAAAAGTTAATGAATTAAAGCAGCAAGCTAAAGATGCGACAGTAGGTCGAGTTAATGCAGCTGTTAATAATCTATATAAGGATTTTGTAAAAGGAGTTGATAACATCGCAAATCCTGCAGCAAACGCAAATAATATACAAAGCGTTATTGCAGATAACGTACATGGTTTAGTAGATCAAGGACAGACTATTGGAGATGCGCTAAACTCAGCGGCTGCAAAATCTCTAGGTAATATACACGAATAATGGCAAGAGACAAGGAACTAGAAAAAGATAATATTAGAGAAACTCACTGGCTAGGCGAGGTGGTTGATAATGTAGATCCTTCTCTTTTAGGAAGATGTCGAGTTAAAGTTTATGGTAAGTTTGATTTATTAGAAAATGAATCAATTCCATGGGCAACTCCAATGAACAGAGATAATGCAGGAGCACATTCAATTCCAAGAGTTGGAGATATTGTTGCGGTTAGATTTGACAATGGTAACATATATCATCCTGAATACTGGTTTCAAATTAACCAAAATAAAGATCTTAAATCAGAAGTTTTAGAACAAGATCCTGATAATGCACATGATGTTGTTAGTTTAGTATATGATGCCGAAAGAGACATAAGAATATATTCATCAACTAAAGATGGTTTGGTAATTACAAGAGGAAGCGGCGCTAAAAAACGACCACTTATACAAATCGACGAGGAAGGGTATATCAAAATATCAACAGACCAAAAAATCTTTCTAGATTCTGGTGATATATTTTTATCAAACAAGGGAGAAGAAGGTGCTGATGAGTCAGAGCCTGCTGTTCGTGGAGTTAGTTTAGAGAAATGGTTAAATGAATTTCTTGATGAATATGAAAGACACTGGCATCCAACAGGGACCGGTCCATCAGGTCTACCTGCGTTTCCAACACCAATGTTTGTAGACGCGTTGAGAGCGAAGCACGTAGATTATCAACAGACTGGTAAATAGGATATATAGTCTATAAAACAATACAATCATGCCGGCAAAATGGCCTTTATTTATTAATAACGTATCTGCAAAACTAACAGCAAGAAGTGCAGAGAGTATGGGATTACCTCCTAATGCTCCTGGTATTGGAGACTTTGCTTCGTTTCTGGCAGATGAATATGTTGCCGCAGTATCAACAGCACAAACACCATTCGGAAATACACATAGTAATGCTGGTGTAAAGCCAGTTTTAGCGGAAGGATTTGACAAGGCATTTAAAAAGCTTTTCGAAGATTATAAAACCTCTCTTGAAGATAGAAAAACTTTATCACAGTACCAGTCTATTACGGAAATACTTCCAGAATCCGATCTAACATTTGACGCACAGTGCGAGATAGAAAAATGGACTTCAGAGAATACAGACACTCTTCAGAAGTTTAATTACTATCCTCTATATGAATCAACATGCCCGGTCCCATATCCAGAGGAGGATCCGAATGACACCGCAAATGATGGAGATATAGATTTTAGTGTAGTTACTAAAGCAAGTTCAGATATAAATACACCATCCCATAATTACGTTGTTCGATTTATAATTAAAAAATTTAATCCAGAACAATCTTTTAAAATAAGATATACAATAAACGAAATTGAACAATCTCCGCTAATAGTAGGTTCAGTAGGATCTGGCTCGATATCATCGGGTTCAGGCAGCGGATCAGGCTCAGGTAGTGGAGCTGGGGGTAACACTGGCTTTGCTGTAATCAACGTGCCCACAGTTCCTGGTAAATATACATATACATTTAAAGAAATACTAGATATGTCCGGTAAATCTTTAATCAAAACAATAAATAAGACTAAATCAATTACTATAAGTGATGGTGGAGTATTAGAGAAACTAAGTGGCATTGATGAAAAGTTACAAGGAGACGCTGCAGGATATCCAGAGAATATTACTAAGCCTATTAGAAATACTATACCAGATCTTACTGAAGAAGAAAAAATAGATGTTCTAGTTAGTAGAATTCTAACAGGGAATGATAATTCAGCAGGATATAAGCTATGGGTAGAGCTTCTAAAGTATGGAACAGAGATACCATACAGATACAGGGGTCTTTCTAGAAAGATATACGATAAAATAAAATCTTTAGAAAAAGCATGGAGAAATGCCGAAAAAGAAGAAAGAAATAAAGTAATAAATGATGGAGGTAATAAATATTCTTTAACAAGTACACTTATTATACCGCCCCTGTCTACTGCGGATTATCAGATTAATCAATATGTCTTTCAAGAAGAGCATAAGCAAAGGCCAGAAGAAATACCAGAAGAAATAAAACAAGGCTTAATTAAAGCCTTCACGTACGTTCCGTCAATTGATGGAGCGGTTGCCACATACACTAGCCAAGCCGGTCGATTATGGCGAAAACGCGGAAAGGATTTACTATATGAAAAAGAGCAAGAAAGATGGTGGGAAACTCAAAGGAAGTGGGCCAACTACATGGAAGAGATAAACTCGCAGGATCAAGAGGAAGATGGTGAGGATCCATATGAGATAATGGCAGGTGCTATTATTAAATACTGGCAATCAGCAGCAGCTCAGCCATTTACAAGTGGGCCGCCAATTCCACCATGTAATATAACCGCTCCGTTACTTGGGGTGTTTGCTCCAATATATTATGGTAGCAAGACATCACTTGCAAACGATTTAAGAAGAGCATGGAACAGCGGTAAGATTTTTGAAGTTCCTCCGGCTACTCCGGTTGCTGCCACTCTAGTTGCAACCGCAGTTGCATGCGCATGTGCAAAGCACTTATTAAAATTAAAGTTTTTATATTTAGGTGGAATAGCAACACCAGGTGGTCCAATTCCTATGGTAGGATTCATGCCACTCTCATTTTAAAAAAAGTATATATAACCTATAAAATTATTTATTCACTATTATTAACAATTTAAATTAAAAAAAGAATGTCTACAGACGTTAAAACAAAAAGAGTAAGACTAACTAAAGAAGAACCAGTCGCTCAAGAAACAAAAAAAAATGACAAATTAGCATACTTAGAAAATGCTAATGTTCCACTCGAAGAATTCGACTGGGATGCTCACCAAGCGTCATGTCCTTCAAGATCTAGAAAGATAAACAAAGGACTTAAAAACACAGGTAATTATAACGTATATTCTCATGAGCCGTATGCACAAGATCTTTTAGATCTTTTTAACGGATATGAAGAGGCTAAACCAGCTCAGATGAAAGTTGAGGTTGGTGAAATCTATTCGGGTACTATTTATAGTATAAACGAAGAGTGGGTTGCGGTTGATATCGGATATCGAGAAAATGTATATGTTAATGTCTTAAAAGAAGAAATTAGCGTTAGGGGATTATTTGTTCCAGATGCTGAGGTTAAGATTCAAGTTCTTCAAATGGGCGGAGGTCGAGGATTCGTATTAGGATCTATCAGTGCAGGTATTAAATCAGCGGTTGTTAAGGAAATAATGGAATCTATTAAAGACGGTGCAACCGGATATATGGGTACAGTTTCTCAAATGATACCAGGAGGAGGTTATATTGTAACCGTACAGGGGGTTGAATGTTTTATGCCAGGTTCTTTAGCTGGAATTAACAAATTAGCAGACTTTGAATCTATTGTAGGAGGCAATATGTATGTTGTTCCTGTAAGTTTCTCAGAAAAAAGAGGAACTATTGTAGTATCTCACAGAGAATATTTAAAAGCAATGATTCCTTCTAAAATCGAAGCACTGAAGGAAAATCTAACACAAGATC